CAAATGGTTTAAGAGTTTTGAGGTTGCTAAAGAAAATGTAATCATGGCACATAAAAACCTTTTTGACCATGTGAATAAAAAAATGGAAAAACTAAAACTTGGTTTAAAATCTTACAGATACTTTGACCAAGCAAAAGAACTAGCTGACAAACTTGGTGTTGTTTTAAATGAAAGTATATTAGACGCACATTCATCTATGGCACTTTCAATCTATAGTCCGAGCAATCTAGCTGATTTATTAACAGATGAGGTTGAACAGACTAGAGATGAGAAAATTGCAATAGCAAGACAATTACTCCAAGAACAACAAAATAGTTTAAATTAACTATTGACAACTATGGGACAATCCTATAAGATTGTCCCATTAACAATTAGAAAGGTATAAATTATGTTACAAGCAATATATTTCGCATTACACTTTGCGATGATTTTTTTAGGTGTGGTTTTAGCAATTCACTTTGACTTTTGGTTAGGCTTCGCGATTGCAACTACATTCACAGTTAAATGGTTCTTTATGTTCCCACAAGTAGAGGGCAGACGATGAGCGAGTTTAATTGGTGTCATGGACCAAAGTGCCATACAAAACATACAGTTGACAGAATAAGAGGTGTCAAGGGTTCTAAGGTTTTGAGAACTCGTAAGATTAAATTGCACAGTGGTCGTGATAATTTAAATTGGTATCAATTCTTTTGTAGTCAAAATTGTTATGACAATTTTGCCAATGAATATATCCAACAAGTTATTGCCATTGCACCTAGGACCGAGTGCCTTGAAACACCTATCCTGGACCCTGTAAAAGAACGTCATTCCAATAGTTGGCATTCTTGGTACGATACAAAAATAGAGGTTGACGAAACCAGACAGACTTAGCTTACCTTTCTGCTATGCAGGCGCCGCATACGACCACAGGTTGTGCGGCGCCATAGAGGTACCACACCGGTTTACAATTTTACAAACTTTTTAAAAAACGTTTTTTATATACAGACTAGGGGTCCCAGAGCAACGTATTTATGCTAGGTTTTTTAAATAGATAGTGATAAAATACTTTTTAAGTTTTCAAAATACTTGTAAAAAAATTTTGCGGAAAAATTTTTATGAATGAAAAATTTATACAGAACTTAGATAAATTACCTGCTGACGTTAGAAGAGAATTTGCTTTACTAGCAAATCGTTATGGTGAAAAGAAAAAACAAAATACAATACAAACTGATTTCTTGTCTTTTGTAAAACACGTCTGGCCTGACTTTATAGAAGGATCACATCACAAAAGAATCGCAGACAAGTTTAACAAACTTGCATCTGGTGAAATTAAAAGACTAATTATTAATATGCCACCAAGGCATACCAAATCAGAATTTGGATCTTATCTTTTACCTGCGTGGATGGTTGGCAAAAATCCTAAATTAAAAATTATACAGTCTACTAACACTACAGAATTATCAGTGCGATTTGGTCGTAAGGCCAAAGCTCTTATTGATTCTCCTGAGTATCAAAAAGTATTTAAAACAAAACTCAGAGAAGATTCA